CTTGTAGTGACACAAGTTTGGTCACCCAAATCATTTTCGGTACATACTGTATTTGCATTTACAGTAGATGTTATACCTAGTGCTATCAATACTCCTAAGAAGTATTTGAACATTATTACCTACCGTTCTTGAATATTTCTGCGTTTCTTTTTTCTGCTTCTTCTTGTGCTTTCTTTGCTGCTTCTTCAGCTGCTAATTTTTCTGCTTCAAGTTTTGCTTGTTTCTGTTCAGCCTCTAACTTTTCTGCTTCAAGTTTTGCTTTCTTTTTATTCTCTTTATCTATTTGTTTTTGTTTCTTTTCGTTTTCTTTTTCTATTTCTTTAATCTCTTTTTGTAGTTTTTTAGCTTCAGCTTCAGCTTCTTTTTTAGATTGCTCTAATTGTTTTTCTATTTCTTTAGCTTGTTCTTTTTCTAGATCAAGTTTTTCTTGTAATGCATCTTGTGTTAAAATTATTTGACCTGACTCAATATCGTTTCTTACTTTTAGTTTTTCTGTGTATTGTTTATAGTCTGGTCTTTCTTTATCATATTTTTTCCATTGTGCTTTAGCATCTTCACCAATCATACCTTCGAATGGGCAAGGTGTTCCTGCATTTTCCATAGCTGAGAAAACTCTATCGTCCTGACATAATATTGCCACAGCAGCAACCTTCATATTATAATCATATAGTAATTTGGATAGCTTCATTCTTTCACAGTTCTCATCTATAATTGTTGTTCCTGTAGATAATCCAAACCCAAATGATTGTCCTCCTAAAGATACACCCACTCTACATAGGTCCTGTGACATAGCAGATATTGATGGTGCACTTGCACTAGGAACAACCCTAGTATCTCCAGTATATGAATTTGTTGTATTATTAGTGGTTGAATTACTTGATGACCCACTTGAATATGTTGTTGTGGATTCCTGAGAATATCCACCTGTAATAGTGGTATTAGAACCTGATGAATTTGATAGGGTATTGGTTGTCGCACCACTTGATGTGGTGTCAGCAATAACAGCACTTGACATTAATAATACTGTTAGAATAGTTAGTAAATACTTCATATGTTTCCTCTGGAGTGTATATAAAGTATTTATAAAAGAAAGGGCGTCTAACCATGGACGCCCGCGTGTGAATTAGGACACAAACCCGTTAGTGAATTAGGGAGAGATTAAATTAGTTTTCGTCAACTAATTTAGAAAAGTATGACATGGTGTCGTCCTCTTCATCTACTTTTACAGCAGGTTCGGCAACTACCTCGACTTTCTTTTCAGGTTCACTAACTCTAACATCTTCTTTTATTTGCTCAGACATTACAGGTGGGGTGTCGATGTCTTCAGCTGAAGATGTTTTTCCTGTACCATAAACAACTCTTTCAAATTTAGCCTTAAGCTCATCATAAGATTTGAATTGATCTGGTGCCAGAAATTGTTGTAATCCAGTTTGTAGTTTCCAAATATTTTCGATATCCTCATCGGAATCTTTAATTTTAGATGGACTTTCAAACTCGGATTTATCATAGTTCCAATAACCATCAACTTTTCTGATTTTTAGTTTGAAGTTTGCACCTTCCCAAAAATCAAATGGATTGATTGCCTTCTCGTCTTCAAACTGAGGTTGCATTGCTTCAGTAATTTTATCAAAAATCTTTTTACCAAATTTATATAAAAATACTTTGCCTTCATTCTCAGGTCTACTTGGATCAGCAACGACCATGATGTTTGTCATGTATGATAATTTTCTTTTTCTCTTACGAGCAATATCTTTATCACCCTCGGATCCTGTATTCCACAATCTAGTATTATCCTCACTAACAGGATCTTTCTTGTTTAAGGTTGTTAAACTGTTTTCAATATACCACCCACCTGGTCCTTGAAAAGCATGTGACCAAACTCTTGCCCAAGGTAGTTCTTCACCAGTCGGTGCTGGTAAAAATCTAATGACAGCGTAACCGTTACCTGATTTATCAAGTTCTGGTTTCCAAAATCTATCGTCTAGGGATTGTCTGGTTTCGGGTGTTGAGCTTGCTTTTTGTAGCTCTTTCGTAAGTTTGTCGAAATTAGATCGACTTCGTTTTAGTTCTGCAAATGACATATTTTATTCTCCGTATTATTGTATTCGTATTATTTGTATTTACCTTGTCCACAGAAACATAATATAATAAAAGTATTTATACAAGTTTAGCAGAGAGTCGTGGGATTCCGTTGGTACGATACCCACAAGCTTCCGGGAAGAGTCCAACATTTCCTGAAAAAAGATGGTCCCTACTTACAACTGACTCCGGTGTCTTCAACCATTTGGTCATAACCCTCCATCGCCATGCTATTAGCCCTCTTAAGCTATATTCAGCCAGACTCATCTTCAAGTTTCGAACCTTGAAAACTTTTCTGCTAAACTTGTATATATTATAACACAGCCGGATCAAAAAGTCAAGTCCTTGTGTGAAATAATTTTAATATTTTTATGTTTCTTCCATTCAGGAAAAACATGCCCCTCATGCACCCATATAAACTCCACATTTGGGTGATACCCAAAGACTTTACTAAACTGTAGAATCCAATTATCAGGCTTTACTGCGGGGTCTTTACTCGATAGATAGTGGTCTGTGTCTTTGTAGATATTATTAATATATTCTGTCTGACTATGAAAGTCCATACCTATCATGTAAACTTGTTTTGGTTTCTCTTCCTTTACTCCGATTGCTAATGCTGTCGCACCTGCTGACCACCCAGGGTCTTCACCAAAGTAATCTGTTAAACTTGTAACCTTATCAAAATCTTTTAACCAACTAATCGATATAAGTTTTGTTCCATAACCTTTCCACCTCTTTAAATCATTACCCACTTTTGCAGCTTTAGATTTATTTACATCACTCATGTGGATTACAAACTCGGTAGAATTATTTTGTTCATTTTCTTTAATTGGTCCATCACCTTCTGTTTGTGATCTCATCGACTCGACCATCATATCAAAGTGCATTTCAGGAACAGGTGTCCAACCTCTGAAGTAACATTTATATTTAAATGCATATCCTGAATGATATATTTCATGTATAATTCCAGGGTCAACTGATATTAAACCATCTAAAGTATAATCTCTATAAATTGCATTACAACCATAAACCTTTCCATGTAGTTTTAAATTATCTACTGAAAAATTGTCTCGGCTTTCACCATTTCCTAATACAAATAATGAACTCATTTTAGTTTCTCTTTTAATTTCATTCTGAATTGTGTCGGATTGAACCTTATAAAATTTTTGTATTTTATAATCTTCTCTTTTACTGTAGGCCATATTATAGTTTCTTTTATATCTCTATCAAATTGTTTTGTAAAACCAAGTATTGTTTCTAAAACAACTATACTTTCTAATGACACTTTTTTTGCCAATAAACATTTTAGTAATATTGGGTGCTGACCTCTAGGACACTCAAATATTTTATCAAAGTTTTGTGAACTCTTTTTTAATAGTGTGTCTATATCTAGGGAAAAGTAGTACCATAACCCATCAACTTTTTTACGCCACGATAGATAAACACGCTCACTATCAGATAAAACAAAATCGCCAACCCATTTGGAATTATCATGCACAAGATTAGCCACAAAAAAATCAACCAAAGTATTGCTATACCTTTTAGCAATTTTTGTGAAAAAGTATTTGTCGTTTCTTTTTTCGAAACTTTCGAGCGTTGCTTTTGTTTTGCCATCAAATCTATGAAAATCGTAATCCTTTTTTGTAAAGTGTAACTTTATTCCAAGGTATGTTTTATATGCATCAAATCCGTTCATTCAGATATTTTAACATTGTGTCTGGATCTGAAACTTCATAAGGATCGTCATCATTACTAAAATTATTAAAACCTGGTTCTTCAAAAAACTGAACTACTGCACCATCTTTTATTAGTGTTGAATATCTCCAACTTCTCATACCAAAACCTTGTTTTGGTTTATTTACTAACATACCCATAGACCTAGTGAATGTTCCACAGCCATCGGGTATCATTGTTACATTTTTTATTTCTAAATCTCTAGCCCATGCATTCATAACAAATGCGTCATTTACTGAAATACAATAAACATTATCAACACCTGCATCTATAAATTGTTGATACTTTTTATCGTATGATGGTAATTGTTCTCCTGAGCATGTAGGTGTAAATGCACCAGGTAAACTAAACATAACTACAGTTTTATTTTTAAATAAATCATTTGTAGTTACATCTTTCCATTCACCACCTATAAAAGTGCAACCACCTTTTTCTTCACTATCACCCACTCTAAATTTAAATGTGTGATCCATAATATTCCAAGGTTCCATTTTATCTCCTATAATATTTTTTAAACTTTGTTTACTTCTTCTATTTAAGTATGATGTTCCGAATGTTGCCATTAATCAGATACTACTCCAACAATCCACAAAGCAACCATAATTGCTATTCCTATTTCTGCACCAGTCATGTTATATCCTTTCTATATTGGTAATGCTGAAGATTTTGGTAGCATATTTATTGCCTCAGCATTAAGTCTAATCTTTTCTTTTAGACTTCGGTTAATTAAATGATTGATTTGATCGGTCTCTAATTTTTTTTCGTCACAATACTCAATCACAGCGTCCA